GTTTCCACTGGCAAGAACGTGATGTGCCGCACGTAACCAGGCACATAACCAGCGTCTACACGCGAATCGGCTCTCGCCGACCCCAGGCTCGGTGAGCCTGCGTCCACTGTCGCGCACAGCCCTTTTCTTTTGTAATCCCTTAAATCCTGGATCATTCGGAAGCCGATGGGGGCAAGACTCCCGTCAAAATTGACTGATCCACGGACTGCGAAGGCGGAGTCGGGAACTCCGTAGGCCTCCTCAGGATCCTCCTGACAAAGCTTTTCATTTGTCTTTTCCTTCCAACCATCGGCCAGGAGCTTTAGGACTGTGTCCTCGATGGTGGTATTTTCAATTCTGAGAACATGTTGAATCGACACATGTTCTCCTCCGGAGATTTTCGGTAGCGGCCGTTTCACTTTTGCAAAGCGAAAGAACGATCGGCCGCATACCGCGCGTGGTGCTGTAAAGCACTCCTCCTTCAGCCTGGCTACTCGTTCTGCGATGTAGCAAGCCTCCTCCCTGCGAGACAAATCGTAACCTGCAGGCTTGGTTACTACGGGGAAGGGGTTCGGTGTCGTCTGGTGTGGAAAGGAAGGTCGAAAAGTGAGTTCCCTTCGGAACCTCCATAGCTCTCGCATAAAGCTAGGAGGCACGGGACCCTGTAACTTCGGGAAGGCGCGGCGAATCGGCTGCCGCCAATAGTCAAGACACTTCCTAAAGTTTTTGGGTTTGCAAACCGAATCGGCGATGAACCCGATCGGATCACTTACCTCACTTCTCCACTCAACCACCGACACATTTGTTTTCTTTTGCTTCCGGCCGTCTTTAAATACGCAGGAGTTGATCTCCCCGTATACGGTCGATACCATCGTTTTCTCTTCGTTCACGACGAGGCCAGCAAGTGACCCGTGACGCAAGATACCGGCAAGTATACCGTGAGAGCTCTCTAACTCACGGTAAAGCAAATCATCGCCGTTGATGAGACAGCGATGCGCCCGGAATTGCTTCCAGGTTATCTTCCCGACCTCGGCAAGATCGGACAAGGCGAGGTCAACACAAGCTTTGTTGATCAGGCAAAGCATTGGGAAGCTCATCAAGCTCCCCATTGGCTGACCCCTCAATGCCGCCGGACCACCATCTTCGAACCGAAGTTCTCCGACGACGTCCAGCGCAGAGCACTGCTCGTCCGTCAGGCCTTTGGCCTTTTCTTTAAGCACTTGGATCATGGCCCGACAATACTCACTCCGGATATTATCGGTTGCGGACTTATAATCCACTGATACATAGGATCCAGTGTCACCAAGTGCTTTTACTTTCTCATCGGTTGGGCTACCGACAAGAAGCCACCCTTCCCTTTGGAGCGACGCGTACAGCGCATCATGCAGAGGAGAAAGGATCTCGGAATTGCGACCGGAGTACAAGGTCACTATCCGGGGTTTGCCAGAGGACACTATGGACATCACTCCACAGGTTCTTGAAAATTCCTCCTTATTCCATGATCCAGCCTCGTGCCGGCTGAAGGACTCGGTCGCATTACCCGTCGGGATGTACGGGTAATCACCAACGTTCCAACCGCTACGCACCTGCTGCGAAACGGCTTTCTTAAACCGCCGTAGATGGTCCACATCCACGGGCGGAAGCTGAGCGAAACGTTCCCTTTTATATTTTCTCACACTCTCTTCCTTCTGCTCCTCTGTAAGGCAGGTCTTACAGGGGTGTACTAATTTCTTAGCAGTTTTCAGAGAGAGCTCCTGAACGATGGTACGATCAGGGAAGACGGACGAAATTGCGGCGTAGAGAGAACCGCATTCGATTCGTGAAGGTAAGGGCACTGAACCCCTCTTCATTTCCTGGTCGCGCACCAAAAGAGCGCACGCGGCCCTCGCAACCCTCCCATTGCGAGACACCTTTTTACAGCCCTGGTGGTTGTTAGGGCAAACCTTTTCCTTTGTTACCGGGGGGTTAGGTGGACCCGGGGGCGATTGTGAATTAACGTCAAGAGCGACCAGACACCCGCTCTGGCCTTGACGGCGCCTTCGAGAAAGAAGAAAAGAACTGGACACGGGTCCCAGAGAAACCACAGGAAGATGGCCGGAGAATGGTAGGTAAAATAGCAAAATTGGGGCTTGAACCCAATGCGAATTGCCTTTATTTGTCGCCATCATTTCTTAAGTTTCTTTTAGTCCAGTTTTCAATTCGCTTTTATAGCCTTCAGAGACCCTGGCGGTCTCGGGCTTTCTCCCAGGGTTCCCCTATCCAACGAATGGGAACCACCATGTCCACGGACTGAGCTTCACGGAACCTACCCACAGTTAACATGGTAGGTTGCCCGACAACGATCGCGAAGATCTGACCTGTCAGGATGGCAGATTTCCAGATTACCCGATCCCCTCAGTTGCCACTACTACATGGCACTTGGCCGCAAGGCCCCAACATCGTTTTTGCCGGCTTATCTCACAAAGCCGAACCACGCCCCACTGGTTTCTAGGCCAGCAGCGCGGATCCCCCCGGGAGGGAGCACCAAACCCCGGTTCATGTGCAGGTGGAACACAATCCCCAGGGACCGGCCTGCGCCG